GCCATCTTATTCACGGCACGCTGCACGCGATCCTGCGTCAACGCGGAGCACTTAACGCTCATCAGCTCCGGGAAAACCGCCTTGCGGAGTTTTCTGTACCCGTTGACGGTGGAGGGGGAGAGTATCGCGTCCTTGCTGTCAATATATCGGTCGATAGCATCACCAACCGTGCGCTCGGACGCACGAGCGGCAGACTTTGCGCCGGACTTCAACGCGGCCGCTTCATTCTCTGCCTGCCTTTTGGTAAGAGCTGTGACGGACACGCGCTTTCCGTCTACCATGACGCTGACATTCCAGTTGCCGGACGGTAGCAGTTTTGCTTTCGGTATCTTCATTCAAATCCCCCTCCAATCAATGTACAAGCACCATGCAGCCAGCAGAACGATAATGACAAACATTACAGCAATCACGCCGTTGCGGATACGGACACCGCGCCGCATGATCTCGATCATGTCCGCTTTCGCATCAACGTGACGTTCCAACTCATCATTCCGCGCTTGCAAGGTTTCTTCTGTTGGCGTCAAGTGTTCGGAGATATCGAACACTTCATCAAGCGATATTCCAAGCGATTTGCAGATTGGCACGACGGTGTAGATGGACGGAGCTTTAGAAAACTTGGAAAAGAAATTCTGCACGGTGGACAGCGGTACGCCGGAAACGTCGGAAATGTCTTGATAGGTCAGTTTCAAATCTTCTTTACGGATTCTGCACACTTCTTGAATGTTCATTTACGCCACCTTAATTTTTTCGATTTTTGCGCCGCAAAGTCGCAAGATGAGGGCTTGTCGAACCGTGTCGAGCGCTGTCTTATTGCAATGTTTCGGTGTTGAATTGCCAAGGTAAAGCGGAGTATGGTCAAGACATGCAGCGGCGACCGCTTCCCGCTGGCTGCAAAAAGGCACTGCCGTTTGTTGCAGAGGGCGGCAGTGCCTTTAGTTACTTATTGCTTCTCAAGTTTTACGGTCTGCGTAACTCCCATGGCAGACACTTCGTAACTGATTACGCCGCCCTGATAGGTAAACGTCTTGGTGTCATCGCCGCTGGCGAGAATTGCCATATCGGTCTGGTCTTTATCATTTTCCGATTCCCAGGTGTACGGCTCATCCGCCGTGGTAGGGGCATCGAAAGAACCGGCCCAATAGAGGGCTTTTGTGTCTCCGTTATCAGATACCCAATACACCTCAATGGCATCTCCGGAAATAGTAGCGGCCTGCCATGCGTCCTCTGCATCGCTGTTTGTCTGCTTCCATTCTCCAACGAGATCGGGCGGAGTTTCCGGCTCATTTTCTGGCTCGGACTGATTTGTTTCCCCGCAGGCGGTTAACATGCCGAGCGCGAGAGCCGAAGACAGCGCGATAAGCAAAAACTTTTTCATCTCAACTCTCCATTTTCTTATATTTTCGACTGCACAAAGTGCAATAATCAACATATAGCCCCGTTACAAAAATATTTGGAGGGACATAATTATGGACGAACAAACGAAAAAAGCGGCAGAACTTTTTGCCAACCTGACGCCAGAGCAGAAAAATATTATTCTTGCGATGGTTGACAACCTTCTATCACAGCAAGCACTGCACTCTTCTGCTGCGGAGACAATCGGCTAAACCCGGCAATAAGCTGCGCAAGCTGCGCATCCTCACCCTCGGCCTTCGGATCGTGGGCTTCTTTTACGCCCTCGGCCTCGACCGGAGACTTGGGGGCGTCAATGCCCATCAGATAATCGGCGGATATATGAAAGTGTTTTGAAATTTGTGGAAGATAGTCCGTATAACTTTTATACTTCCCGGATTTCCATTTATAAATTACTCCTCGTGGGAGACCCAGGGCTATTTCAATTTCCCTATCCGTCATTCCAGAACTGTCAAAAAGCGGTTTAATCTTATCATTAAATAAATCCATAATATGCTTGCCTTTCACTAAAATAGTGAATACAATAAAATTGCCTTATCAAATAGGGAGGAGCTGCCTTATGAAAAAAGAAAACTTGCAATCCATTACCGTTTCGTGCTTTGGGAAGTATTACAGTGTAAAAATTAGCGGCGTTGAGATCAATAATGTCAAGGCGTATCATTTGGAGCAGAACAGCGATGGTAGTGCACGCTTGACGCTCGATCTTGATTGCTGTTTTGCGGAAACTCAGGCGGCCTTAAATCAGCCAGTTGATTAAAGCAGACGCGATAGCTCCCGTTATCCACGAATTGCGCTCCATACAAGCACCGAATTTACTTAATAGCCCCGGTTTTGGCGTTTCTTGCCCTGCGAGAATCTTTTCTAAAATGGAAATGATCTCTTGCAGGGTTTCTTTATCATCCCCGCCGTCTCGCTCAGCACGCTCTTTCATCTCTTGGATAGAAACGGAGACAGAATTGTTATTGCCAATTACCGAGTTTGTAACGGTTCCAATATTAAAAATTGTTTGCGATTGAGGTACAGGGGGTTCCGGGTTAGGTGTTTTCTGATAGTAAACGGTCAAATAATTTGCGACGCCATTAAAGTATTCTGTTGAAATTTCAGAAACATATACCGTTCTTCCGTCAGGGAAAGTCAGGGAGTCTCCTTCTTTTATATCGACCGTTGGGAGGAAAGTGATAGCATCTTTCCCCCGCATTTTATCGCAATTCGGCAAACCCTTTTCAGTGGATACGTTTTCTTTGTTTCTTGCCACTAAAAAGCTTACCCCTTGGGTTTTAATAAAATCACCGATTGGCATTTTTGTCTCCTATGCCATTTTGTATTTATCCGCTAATTCAAACCTGAGAAAATTGTGTAATGCACCAAGATTCACTATTTTAGCGAAAATCGATTGACTTTCACTAAAATAGTGAATATAATAGCCTTACAGAACTTAATTAAGGCAACAAAAAACCAAGCCCCCAACGGATTTCCCATTTTGCGGACTTATAACCGATATTTTGTTGGCTGACACTTACATAATAGCGGTGTTGGTTGCGTTTGTCAATATAAAGTTCTGAACCTTATAAGGAGGGGAGAACGCTTGGAATTAAAGGCAATCCGAGAAAATGCCGGTTTGCGGCAGGAAGACGTAGCAAAGAAACTCCGCGTAAGAGTTTCCGCGGTGTCTAACTGGGAACGCGGTGTGAATGGTATCGCAAGCAAGTACATTAGACCACTGACCAGATTGTACGGCGTGACCGAAAAGGAAATCAGAGCGGCATCGGAAGCCGCGCAGACTGCAAGAGCGGATAAGGAGGGCGCATGAACTGGATTATTGTAATCGTTGCCGGGATCATTGCCATCTGCGTTTCACATTGGTTTGATGGAAAGATAGGTTCCTCTTTGTGCCTGTTTGCAGTAGAAACAATCTCTATCATTGCCATAGTCACGGCGGTAGTGGTTATCCTTGTGGGCGTGCTCGAAACGCCACAGTCCATCAATAACTTTAACCGCCAGAAGGCATACATCGAAATGCACGAAGCGAAAAACGCCGTGGAAGATGCGGCGTTGACTTCCAAGAAAATCGAGCTGAATGAGTGGCTTTATGACGCACAGTGCAGCAAATCCCGATTCGGGAGTTGGAGCTTTTACCCAGACAGCATTTTTGATCTGGAGCCGATCGAATGAAGGGGCATAAGAAAAGCCCTGTTCAGCGTAGCAGGCCGAACAGGGCACCGGACAAATCTCACCACAAGATATTGTGTCCGTGCTCATTGTAGCACGGAAGAAAGGAAAAGGCAAGATGCTAAAGCCACAACAGTTAACGCGCCGGCGAAATGACCTTGAGCGAGCCGTGCGCGGCGCGATGGGACGGGCGCTGATTCGCACCGGCAAGGAGCTGGGCGAGGAAATCGGCTTATCGGAAACGCAAATCTGTAACAGAATGGCGGGGCGTTCCCGCTGGACGTTAGAAGAAATCTGGGAACTTGACCGAGTTTTGCAATTTACGGACGCGGAAAAGCTCATGCTGATCGGAGGCACGAAATGATTGACACGCTGTTTTTCGGCGGCATCGCCGCTGCGGTGATCGCGCTCAACGGCTGCGACTTTACGACGGGGCTTTCTGTCATCGGCGCGTGCGCGGTATGCAAGGCGCTGTATGACCTGCTGCCCTACATCGACAGGGGGTGCAGGCGATGAGACGGCACGACAAGCGCACGAGAGAGCAGCGCAAGGCCGATGAATCGGCGCTGTTTGCGGCGGCGTGCTTGGGCGCAACGATCCTTTTGATCGTGATCTCAATCCTCGCCACCAGCGCGCAGGCGGTCGATGCGGAACCGGAAGAAGCGCCCATCGTAGAGGAGTATGATCCCGCGTGGGACATTCCCGCGACGGAGAGCGCCGTTTGCAATGACGTGTTTCTCGGCGAATTTACGCTGACGGCCTATTGCCCCGGACGCTGCTGCTGCGGCAAGTGGGCGAGCGGCTACACCGCGACCGGCGCGCTGGCCACCGAAGGGCGCACGATCGCGGTTGACCCGAAGGTTATTCCATACGGTTCGCGCGTCCTGCTGATCTGGCCGGACGGCACACAGCACAGCTATATCGCGGAGGATTGCGGCGGCGGTGTGAACGGCAACCACATCGACGTGTTTTTCAACGGCCATCAGGCGGCGCGCGTGTTCGGCGTGCAGAGCGCGATGGTGTATTTGGAGGTGGAGGAATGATGCACTGCTGGGCTTGCGGCGCGGATTTCCGAGAGCCGGCTCTTTATGCGTACCGCGAAAATCTGGACGATAAGAACTGGACGATTACCACTCAAACCGTGTGCCCTTACTGTGGCACAGACAATATTACGGAGGTAAAAGATGAACCTTTATCAGATTGATTCCGCGCTTGCGGAATGTGTAGATGCCGAGACCGGCGAAATCCTTGACGTTGAAAAGCTCTTAGAGCTGAACATGGCAAGAGAGCAGAAGATTGAGAACATCGCGCTTTGGATTAAAAACGATGTTGCCGAAGCAAAGGCGATCCGCGAAGAAGAGAAGACCCTTGCGGCGCGCAGACAGGCTTTAGAGCGCGCGGCAGAGAGAAAGAAAAAATATCTCGATTCTGTTCTGAACGGCGAGAAGTTTTCCACTCCCCGATGCTCTATCAGTTATCGCAAAACCACCAGCGTGGAGGTCTCCGACATGGGCGCGGTGGTGGCGTGGATGCTCGCCAACGGTCACGACGGCGAGGTTACTTACAACGCCCCCACGGTGAGCAAGACTGACCTTGCCACGTTGCTGAAAAATGGCGCTGAAATCGACGGTGCGACGCTTGTACAGGGCATGAGCATGGGGGTGAAGTGATGGAGAACCTTGAAATTTATGAGCGCGTTCGGCAAGTCCCAACGTCCGCGCAACGTGAGATTCAAGCGGGACGACTGAAAGGCAAGACTGATATCAACCCAATGTGGCGCATTAAGGCGCTGACGGAGCAGTTCGGCCCTTGCGGTATTGGTTGGAAATATACCATCACCGATAAGCGCCTTGAAAATGGCGCGAACAATGAGGTTTCCGCATTTGTAGACATTGACCTTTACATCAAAGTCGACGGGGAGTGGTCGGACGCGATTCCCGGCACAGGCGGCAGCGCGTTTGTCGCTAGCGAACGAAACGGCCTTTACACCTCTGACGAGTGCTACAAAATGGCGCTGACCGATGCTATTTCCGTTGCCTGCAAGGCTCTCGGTTTTGGCGCGGATGTGTATTGGGCGAAGGACGCGACCAAGTACACACAAAGGCCGGAGAGACAGCAACCAAACGAGGTGGCTGGAAAACCGGTTTGCAAGGACTGCGGCAAGCCCATCTACCCGGTGACGCACGGCGGCAAGTCGTATTCCGTTTCGGAGATCGCGGAGAACGCGAGAAAGACCTATAAAGCGCCGCTCTGCTGGGCGTGCATGATGGCGAGGAGAAAAGCGAATGAAAGCCCGACTGCATGATCTATCCCTTGCGCGCGATGGTGGGTATTTGCTCACCATCGCTACGCGGGAGAACGTCGGCACACTATACGACGAGCTGCACGAGGTAGACGTTGACGTGACCGTCAAGAAGCACCGTGAGAAGCGGAGCCTCGATGCCAATGCTTACTCATGGGTGTTGCTGGATAAGCTCGCAGAATCCACAGGAACGCCAAAGAGTGAGATTTACCGCCGAGAGGTCAGGGACGTTGGCGGCAACACAGAAACAGTCTGTGTGCGCGAGAAAGCCGTGCAGAAGCTATGCGACGGCTGGAACAAGAATGGTGTCGGCTGGCAGACGGAAGTGATGGACAGCAAAATCGACGGCTGTAAGAACGTGGTGCTGTATTACGGCTCGTCCACCTTTGACACAAAGCAAATGTCACGCCTGATCGACAACATCGTGCAGGACTGCAAGGATCTGGGCATTGAGACCTTGACCCCACAACAGCTTGACGCGCTAAAGGAGGAATGGGGCAAATGACTAAAAGCATCATGCAGGACAAGCGGGAGTGCTATATCTCAGGATTCTCAACGAACCTCGCGCGGCATCACATTTACGGTGGTGGGCGTCGGCAGCTATCCGATATTTGGGGCTGCTGGGTGTGGCTGCGTGCCGACTGGCACAATATGGCCGACTACGGCGTGCACGGGAAAGACGGTCACGAACTGGATATGCGGCTGAAACGCGAGTGTCAGAAGCGCTTTGAAGAGCTTTACGGCCACGATACTTTTATGGCCGTATTTAAGAAAAACTATTTGGAGGACGAATCATGTTGAACAGAGTTTGCATCATGGGTCGCATTACGCGCGATCTGGAACTGCGCCGCACGCAGGACGGAACGGCGGTCACGAGCTTCACCGTCGCCGTCGATGACGATTTCAAGAGCAAAGCAACCGGCGAGAAGAAAACCTATTTCCTCGATGTGGTGGCGTGGCGGCAGACGGCAGAGTTCGCTTGCCAGTATCTCGGCAAAGGCCGCATGGTCGTGGTTGAAGGCAAGCTCACCGTCCGCGACTGGACGGACAAGAACGGCGACAAGCGCAGGAGCTACGAGGTGCAGGCTGACAGCGTGTATTTCGCAGACAACAGACGCTCGGAGGGTAACGATACCACCGCGCCGCAATACGCCACGGAGAGCGCCGCAGGCGGCTTTGCGGAGGTCAGCGAGGATGACGGCGAGCTGCCGTTTTAAGGGAGTAGTCTATGGCAAAGAGCGGGATCGATTACTTTCCGCTTGATGTCACATTGAACGCAAAGTTTGAACTGATAGAAGCAGAATTTGGCTTGACAGGATTTGGTGTAGTCGTTCACTTGCTGCAAGAGATTTACGGCAAGGCGGGTTACTACATTGAATGGACAGAGGAGGTTGCGCTTTTGTTCGCCCGCAAGGTCGGGTTGGGTGGGAGCGTCGTTTCCGAAATAATAGAGGCTTCTATCAGACGAGGGATGTTCGACAAAGAGAAGTATGACAAGTACCACGTATTGACCTCTAAAGGCATACAAGAAAGGTACTTCGAGGCAGTCAGCCGCCGTAAAACTCTCGAAGTCGATTACAACATCCTTCTGGTTGATGTTGCCCAAATTTTGCCCAATGTTTACATTTCTGCGAAAAATGTAAACATTTTTTCAAAAAATGCTGACATCGAACGACAAAGTAAAGTAGAGAAAAGTAGAGTAGAGAAGAGTAAAGAAGAGTACATATTATGCGCTGAGCCGCAAGCGGCTGACGCGCCGCCGGTGATTTCTTTGCCGCTGAATGACGGGACTTTTTTCAACGTGTCGGAGAACGACAGGGCCAAATGGTCGCAGCTCTATCCGAACGTTGACGTCCTACAACAGCTCAGAAACATGGCGGGGTGGTGCGACGCGAACCCTACCAAGCGAAAGACACGCGGAGGCATTAAGCGTTTCATTACTGCTTGGCTTGCCAGAGAGCAGGACAAGGGCGGCAAAGCGCCGCAAAATAAGCCGTTTGTCGGCGGCGATGTATTCGCCGAGATGCTGGAGGAGGAAAAGAACCGTGGAAAGAGCTGACGTACTTGGCCTTTTAGGGCGGTTAAAACAGGCTTATCCGCAGGCCTATGCCAAGATGACCCGCGCAGAAGCCGAAGAGCTGGTTTCCCTCTGGTCGGACATGCTGGGCAGTGAAGACCCTGCCGAGGCGATGGACGCGGTGAATGCGCTGATTGCCGAGGATGCGAAGGGATTTCCCCCGAAAGTCGGCCAAGTGCTGGCAAAAATCAGGGGCGCAGTTTCCCCGCGCGTCTCGGTAGCGTGGATGAAGCCATACATCGAGAGGATAGCCGAACAGGAGGAATTCATGCCGAGTGTATCGCGTTATGCGAGAGAACACGGGCTGACGTGGGAAGCGGCTGCCGCCGAAATGGGAGGGTGACGCATGGAGCGAGTAGTTTTATTTACCGTGGATGGAAGACCCGTGCCGAAGGGCAGACCGCGTGTTACGCGGCATGGGACATACACCCCAAAAAGCACGCAGATTTTCGAGGGAGAAATTCGCGCGGCATGGCTCAAGTGCGGGGAAAAGCCGTTTGAGGATGGAGAAGCTCTTGACGTGATGGTCAATGCTTATTACTCCATCCCATCCGGCACGGCGAAGAGCAAAAGGCAAAAGCTACATTTAACCCCGTACCTCAAGCGTGGCGATATTGATAACATCATCAAGGCGGTTTTGGACGCGCTTAACGGTTACGCCTACAAGGACGATTCTGCCGTGTTTAGTGTTTGCGGGAGGAAGTTTTACACGGACGGTGGGCCGTTTACGGCGGTGACGATCAGCAGCGTAGAGGTCAACCATGAGCTTTGAGCACTGCCACTTCTGCCTGCCACCCGTGCGCTATCCCGGCTGCCAGGACCATTGCCCGTATTATGCGGAGGATATTGCGAAGGTCCGGGCGGCGAAGGCCGAAGAGAAGCGGCAGACGCAGGCAAAAGACGATTATTTGGGAGCGCGCCAGTTCAAGACGCGGCGCTATCAGCGACTGAAATGAGGGAGCAAGAAAAGATGATCACAGAAATGGAGTTAGGCCATCGCATCCGCGATTTGCGCAAGAAGAAAGGGCTGTCACAGTTGTCCTTTGCGGCGGATATTGACGCGCCGCAAAGCACCGTCGCTTCGTGGGAAACGGGACGGTGTTACCCGAGGTTAGACTCGCTTGGGAGATTGGAGAGGGTGTTTGGTGTACCCGTAAGCTCGTTACTGCTCGAGAGCGGAGCACCGAAGGGCGTTCCGACTGAGCAGGAAATCGGCAAGCGTATTTTGGCATGGCGTACGATACGCGGAATGACATTACAGCAGCTTGCCGACAAGGCGGGCGTCGGGCTGACCACGATACATAACCTCGAAACCGGACTGTGGTATGCGAAAATGCCGACGTATCTGTACATCGCCGAAGCGCTGGGCGTGTCGCTTGACGCACTGATCTACGGGGAGGTGCGCGATGAATAGCATTCAGGCGAGCCAGATCATGGGCGGGAACGGGACAAAGGCGCGCAAGGCGTCCGATCTGTATCCAACGCCGCCGGAGGTGACGGTGGCTCTGATGCGCTTTCTCAAGCTGCCGGGAGAAACGGTCGTATGGGAGCCGGCCAGTGGGCAAGGGGATATGGTGCGAGCGCTGGCGAACTGCGGGATGGCTGTCTACGGCACGGATATCCGCGATGGGATAGACTTCCTGACCACTCGACAGCCGGGAAACGCGCCTGCGGCCGACTGGATTATCACGAATCCGCCGTTTTCGCTGGCGGACGAGTTTATCCGCCACGCGGCGGAGATCGGCAAGCCGTTTGCGATGCTGCTCAAGGCACAGTATTGGCACGCGGCGAAGCGAGCACAGCTCTTCCGCGAGATTCCGCCGAGCTACGTGCTGCCGCTGACGTGGCGGCCGGACTTCCTCTTCAAGGAACGGAACGGCAAAAAGGGCGCGAGCCCGCTCATGGATGTCATGTGGTGCGTGTGGCTGACGCCGCAGATGCAGGGCGTGCAGACAGTATTCAAGCCGCTGATGCGGCCGGAGAAATTGACATGAACGGGTATGGGAATCAGCCAATTCCGAAAGAGGCGGCGAAACAGCTTTTAGCCCTCGATTTGGAAGACAAAGAAATCCTAACTTACGAAAAGCTCGACCAGTGGTACACCGCATGGAATGGAAAGTGCTATGTGTCATTTTCCGGTGGTAAGGATAGCACGGTACTGGCATACTTGGCGGCGCGTTACCTGTCGAGCTTCAGGGTGCCGCCGTGGGAGCTGACGCTGGTATTTGTCAACACGGGGCTTGAGTATCCAGAAATCCAGCACTTTGCCAACGATTATGTGGCGTGGCTGCAAAGGCAGTTCACACGGATCGACGTGCAGCTTGTGCGGCTGAGGCCGAAGATGAATATCCGGCAGGTGTTGACAAAGTACGGTTATCCCGTCATCGGCAAAAAACAGGCGCGCTTTATCCGCGATTTGCAAAACGCGCACGGGCAAAACGATGCAACGGTCAATCTGTATCTGACCGGATACAACCGGGAGGGCGTTTACTGTTCGACGATGAAACTGGCGGACAAGTGGCATTATCTCAAGGATGCGCCGTTCCGCATTAGCGAGCAATGCTGCGACGTGATGAAAAAAGCACCCGCCAAGCGATACGAAGCTACGAGCGGATGTGTGCCGTTTACCGCGATGATGGCGAGCGAGAGCCAGCAGCGAGAAAAAGAGTGGAAGCGCACGGGCTGCAACGCCTTTGACGGCAAGCGCCCCATGAGTAAGCCAATGAGCTTCTGGACAGATCAGGACGTGCTTGCGTTCCTAAAGGGCGAAAACATCCCGTATTGCAGTGTATACGGCGACATCGTGGCGAGCGACGGGGAAAATGATTATCCGTCAACGCTCATCGAAAAGCCGCTGCATTGCACGGGCTGCCAGCGCACGGGCTGCATGTTCTGCGCGTTCGGTGCTCATCTCGAAAAGGGAGAAAACCGGTTTGAGCGCATGAAGCACACGCACCCGAAGCATTACGACTTTTGCATCGGCGGCGGGGAATGGGACACGGATGGGCTATGGAAGCCCAATGAAAAGGGGCTCGGATACGGTCGGGTTCTGGATTATATCGGAGTGAGGTATTGAGATGAAGGTTTTAGTTGCCTGCGAGGAATCGCAAGAAGTCTGCAAGGCATTCCGGGCATTGGGGCATGAGGCATATTCCTGTGACATTCAGGAGCCGTCCGGCGGACACCCTGAGTGGCATATTCTGGGCGATGCGCTCAAAGCTATCGATGGAGGGCAAGTGACTACCATGGACGGGGAGACGCATGACGTCGGCATGTGGGATCTGCTGATCGCGCACCCGCCGTGCACTTACCTAACCGTTACAGGGAATCGCTGGTTTAACACAGAAAGATATGGCGAAAAGGCGGTCGGACGGGTGCAGTTGCGGGAAGAAGCTGCGGCGTTTTTCCTGGCCTTTGTAAATGCCAACGTTTGTAAAATCGCGGTAGAAAATCCGGTCGGATATATGTCTACACACTATCGTAAGCCTGACTGTATTATCCAGCCGTATGAATTCGGGCACCACGCAAGAAAAAAGACTTGCCTATGGCTAAAAGGCTTACCCGCTTTGCGACCGACAAACATTGTAGATGCAGGAGATATTTTGCCAGGTGGATACAGTGTGGGGGCAAGCGCAAACTATGCAAAAGACGAGACTGGTAAGATTATGCGATGGAATGACCCGCGTACGGCAAAAGCAAGAAGCAAAACCTTCCCTGGCATCGCCAAAGCTATGGCGGAGCAATGGGGCGGAGACATAAGGGAGGAATTATGAGAGATACAAACCTCGTGAATGCGCTGCGTGAGCACGCAGAATGGGCGGAGGGGAACCAGTGGGAAACGCCCATTACCCTGTGCGACGACCTGGCGGAAGCCGCTGACTTGATAGAGGATCTGGCGTCAGATCGCAAGGCGCTTATCAACGAACTATGCCAATACTGCGGGAAGTACAAACAAGCACACGAGGGCGCCTGTGACGAGTGCAGATGGAGGTGATGAAGGATGAGTAAAGCTGTTATGCTGAGCATCCGCCCAAAGTGGGTGGAGAAGATTGCCAGCGGTGAAAAGACCATCGAAGTGCGCAAGACGCGGCCGAAGTTGGACACGCCGTTTAAGTGCTATATCTACAAATGCGGAAACGGCAAAGTCATCGGGGAATTTCTGTGCGATCAGATCATCGAAGATCGCACGTATGGGCACAATGAAGAATTTTACAGAGCAGCCTGCATGAGCGCATACGATGTGGCGGCATATGCAATGCAGTCGCCGATGTATGGCTGGCACATCTCAGATTTGCGCGTTTACGATCACCCGCGCGAGCTGGACGAGTTTACTGGCCTGCGGATAACAAAAGACGGCTTTGAGCTAAGTTTGATCACCCGCCAGCCGCAGAGCTGGCGGTATGTGGAGGAGATGAAGAATGTTTGAGTTAAAATCCTGCCCGTTTTGCGGAGCCAAGGGCGTTATGCAGAGAAACGGTCACTGCTTTCGGGCATGCTGCCCAAATAGAGACTGTCCAATCGAACCGAGAACACATTGGTACCTGAATCATCTATTAGCAATCGAAGCATGGAACAGGAGGGTAGACAATGGTTGAATTCATAAGCCGCGATGCGACAATTAAGCGCATCGAAGAAGTTTATTGCATAGGCTGCAATAGCTACAACGGAGTAAGATGCCGTGCGTGCGGCACCGGTGACGCAATCGACATGATCGAGGATGCCCCCGCCGCTGACGTTGCGCCGGTGATGTATGCGCGATGGATTCGCCCACACTGGAAGAACAGTAATTATTGCTGTGACTGTTCGGAGTGCGGCGGGGAGGCGATGCACAGAGACTATCAGTGGGATAAAAATGGCATCTACCCTATCTGCCCCAACTGCGGCGCGAAGATGGACGGAGGTGCTGACCATGAGGCTGATTGACGTCGATGAATTGGGCGTGGGCCGGTGCAGCAAAGATGTTCTCCCCGCGGCGTATTGTGCTGGTTGGAACGGCTTACTTGGCTTGATCGAAAAAGCTCCCAAGGAGGGGTAACGCATGGACGTTGTTGGTCGAAAGGTTGTTAAAACGCGGGCGGCTCATGTGTGCTTCGGTTGCGGGCGCAAATTCGAGCAAGGGGCTATGATGGAGCGCAGTTGCGTTTTCGATGGTGCGCCGTGGACGTGCTATCTGTGCGAGAGCTGTCAGAAAGCGTCTTCTGAGTTAGGATGGCAAGACGAGTATGGATTTGGGGACTTGCGCGAACGTTCGCTTGAGATTGAGAGGGAGGCACTCCATGCTGACGATCACGATTAAAGCCAACGTCCCCGCCGCTGACGCGCAGGGCATCAAGGAGCGCATCGCCATGGACATTGAGCGATACGGCGACGTAAAGGTCGTGAGCATCGTGAGCGACCGGGGACGGGAAGAACAACTACGAATGAAAGGAGCCAAATTATGAGCATCAATGTAAAGAAGTACACCAAAGACCAGATGGCAAAGATGGTGGAGGACTCGCAGGCGGAAGTGCAGGAGTTGAGGCGGGTAAACGCCGCACTGACCGAGCAGATCGACCAGATGAACGGCGAGGCCATCAACCGCGAGAACATGATTGCGAACCTGAAAGCGGACGCGGATGCGCTGCGGAACAAGCTCACTGACACTGATGCGGCGCTGGGACGGGCGAACGACGAGTGCGCTTTTAAGCAAGAGGTCCTTAATGTAATGCGTAACAAGAGATACAACGCCGAGCAGCGCGCTGACTACGCAGAAGGCCACCCGTGGAAAAACCTGTGGGCGTGGGTGAAGAGAAAGGTGGCGCGCCATGAGTAAACCTCGTTACAGCTGGTGGGGCTATGTAAAAGCCATTATCCGCCGCTATGCCCCCGACCGAGAGCAGGAGCTGCATGGAGTGTCTTGGTTAGAAAACAACGCTGTGCGAAAAGCGGTGAGCGAAACAAAGTCAATGCAAGACGGCGAAGAGCGATTGAAATTTATCCGCCTCGTGTTCTGGGAAAAGACCCACACGCTTGAAGGCGCAGCGATGGCGGTCAACTGTTCCGACCGGACGGCGAGACGCTGGCATACCGATTTTATCAAGTGCGTCGCGCGGAACTACGGGCTGCTCGATGATTAAAAGTTGGCCTTAAAAAGCCATTTGCTTATGAGATAATAGGATCGCAGAGGTGTAAAAGCCTTTGCGGTCCTCTCATTTATGGCGTTCAACCTCCTGCGCCATAGCGGGGCGCGGTGCTTTTCATCTTTTCACACCGCCCCCGCAATATGCCGCACGCACGATGCAGCCCACAATCAGGGCCGAGAGGTCGCATTTCTCATGCGGCACAGAACCCCGCGCACATCTCAACGATGTGGCCCAGCGGGGGCATGTCCACAAACCAAGCTGCCGGAGTTCCAGCACGTCACCGTAATTGCGTATGGTGATAGCAGTTTTAGATGGCAGTACCGCAACGAAGGGCAGAACAGGCAGCTGCCGCCCGGACGTGAGGACGCAAATGCTCATGCTGTTGGAGATGCCGAAGCGCCGACCGGCTCGTTGCGGAGATATGCGGCATAGGTGGCCCGTAAGGGGAGACCGCAGCAAGTGACGGGGGCTTTCCCCGAAGCGCTAAAGCAGGGCAGGACTGCAATGCCGTACCAGATGTATGCTACCGCATTGCGGCACCACGGAAGGGTAAGACCGCTACAAGGGGCTTGCCTGTGCGCTGTATGAAAGCGGCAGGCCGAATAATAATTATTTGGCTGGCTCCGGCTATGAATGAAAAAACGGATGCGACCGACATACCGGCGCAGGGCTGAAAAGTTCCGTGGTTATCCGGCGCTGCTGTCTTTGCGAGGAGGCTGAGGCGGTAAATGGATGTGGCGTGGTGACGGCAATCGAGAGATTAGGCCGTTGTGTAGGCCGGGCCGAACAGAGCGCAGCGCCGGAGACTGTGTAAGTATCACGCCCCTTGCGGGCATAGAGTAGCCCCTCGGGGCGGGTAAAGTCTGCTATGTAAGGCCAAGGGGTGGGGGCTGGTAGCAAAACAGGAGGATGGCAAATGATTCTTTGCGGCAAAGACTGCACACCATGCTGTGACTTCTGCACTCATGTAAAACACGGCACAGTAGTAGTTGACGGTAAGCGTGTAACTACTGGGCCTGTTGGCTGCAAACTGCACAAGGACAAAGAGCACCAGGACGTTGCCGCCACCTGTGGGTATTGTGACGACTTTCATTGCTTCCAGAGCCTGGTGTCCGTAGATCGAGAGATGCAAGAGGGAGACGGAGAATGAACGACGACCACAAGGACATTATCAACAAGATAACGTATTCCGCCGACGAAATAGATAGGCTCATGAAAATCAATATGCGGCTCATTGCGAAATTCAAAACCCATTTGCACAAAGAGTATGGCGACGCTATCGAAGATATTGCGAAGATGTTTGACACACTCTACGCAGAACAGCAAAAAGAAACGCCGTTGATGTGGTATGAGTATTGCTACGGTGTTAAAGATACAGGGAAATAAAAACAAATTATTTGGATTGGAAGTGAGCGCATGCCAGCAGGAGCGCCAAGAAAATGGAAAAGCGTAAGCGCGATGCAAAAGGCGATTGACGCTTACTTCAAAGAGTGTGAGGGTGAGCCGTTTATCGGCGATGACGGTTGTGCTGTGCGAGATAAGTACGGCATACCGATTATCATTAACGCAAAGCCGCCGACGATTACGGGGCTTGCGTTGGCACTTGGATTTACGGGAAGACAAGCGCTGCTGGATTATCAGGCAAGGCCAGAATTTGCGGACACGGTTGCGCGCGCGAAGTCCCGCTGTGAAGAATACGCCGAATCTCGGCTCTACGACAAAGACGGTGCGAACGGCGCGAAATTCTCGCTTGGCTGCAATTTTGGGTGGAACTCCGAGAACGAAAAAAGCGGAGACCCTGCGGCGTTGGCAGCTTTGCTCACTGCGTTAAAGGGCGAGAACAATGCAAATTAAAACGCTATCCGCAAAGCAGCGCAAAATAATGGAGTTTATCAGCTCCGATGATATGGCGCTGATTTGTGACGGCTCCGTCCGTTCCGGAAAGACGACGGTCATGTCGATGGCATTTGTGCTGTGGGCGATGCAGAACTACGACCGCACAAATTTCGCTATTTGCGGAAAGACGGTGCAGGCGGCAGAGCGAAATATCTTAAAACCGTTGATGGAAATTGACGGGCTGGGTGTTGCGCTGTCCATGCATTACAAGGTTTCCACGAGAATTTTAACCGTTCGGTGTGGGGACAGAAAAAATTGGTTTTACCTATTCGGCGGCAAAGATGAAAGCTCGTATATGCTCATACAAGGCATCACGCTTGCCGGGGTCCTATTCGATGAAGTGGCACTTATGCCGCGTTCGTTTGTGGAGCAAGCGCTTTCCCGTGCGATTTCGTTTGAGCATCCGAAGTATTTTTTTAACTGCAACCCCGAATCACCGCAGCATTGGTTTTACAAAGAGTGGATTGAAAACGAACGGGAGAATACGCAGCACATTCACTTCCTGCTGGAAGATAACCCAATTCTCACACCGCAGATGATCGAGAGAACAAAGGCCATGTATAGCGGCGTGTTCTACGACCGATACATTCGCGGCTTGTGGGTGGTGGCCGAGGGGCTGATCTATCCCATGTTTAACGAGAGCTGCATTGTGGACGAGCTGCCGGAAAAGGGAGAATACTATGTGTCCTGCGACTATGGAACACTTAACCCGTTTTCCGCAGGGCTGTGGCGCTGGGACGGCAAGACGGCAACGCGCATCCGCGAGTATTACTATTCCGGGCGCGAGAACCAGAAGAACAAGACGGACGAGGAATACGCTGACGAGATCAAAAAGCTCATCGGCGAGGCGGATGTCAAAAGCATCATCGTTGACCCGTCTGCCGCCTCGTTTATCGAGGTTTTGCGGCGACGCGGTTATATGGTGCGAAAGGCCAACAATGACGTAACCAACGGCATTATGACTACGGCGCGATTTTTGCAGGACGGCATTCTCAAGGTGCATCGCGGCTGCAAAGACTGCATTCGAGAGTTTGGACTGTATCGGTGGGACGAAAAATCCACAGATGACAGGCCAATCAAGGAAAACGATCACGCAATGGACGAGACGCGGTATTTTGCTTATACGGTCCTGAAGAACAAGGCGTATCGGCGCGAGTATACACCACTTTGGAACAGATAGGACGGTGAGCGGCTATCAAAACATATAATGACCTTGTAGCGGTCGGTGAAAACGAGCAGGCGCGCATTGAGTTTGTCTGCAGCACGATCAATGAGCACCGCGAGAGCACGGAGTATAAGACGGCGGTGGATGCGGAGGAATATTATAACGGCCTGAATCCGACGATCAACCGTTATGAAAAGATCATCTATGATATGCAGGGTCGCAGCCACACGGATATGTGGACGGCGAACCATAAGTTGGCCAGCCGTTTCTTCGGGCTGGCGGTAGATCAGGAGGTTTCGTATCTGCTGGGAAACGGTGTGACCTTTGCGGAGAAGGAAACACCAAAAAAACTATGCCCGGACTTCGACCAGGAAGTCATGGATGCGGCGCGTGAGGCGAAAATCGCAGGCGTATCCTTCGGCTTTTGGGATTTGACGCATTTGCGGGTGTTCTCCCTGCTTGAGTTTGTACCGCTTTACGATGAAGAGGACGGCGCATTAAAAGCCGGTATCCGGTTCTGGCAGGTGGCACATGATAAGCCGTTGAGAGCGACATTATACGAGCTGGATGGCTTTACCGAGTATTTCCAGCCGAAGAACAAAGATATGAGCGTATTGCAGGAAAAGCGCAGTTACAAGCTCGTTATCCGCAAGGCCGAAGTCGGCGAAACCGAAATCTATGACGGCGGGAATTATCCGATTTTCCCCATCGTGCCGCTGAAAAACAATAAGCGGTGTCTGTCCGAGATCGCAGGGAAGCGAAACACCATTGACGCGCTGGATTTGGCGTCCTCGAACATGGTGAACAACGTGGACGAGGGCAATCTGATTTATTGGGTGCTGTCCAACTGCAACGGCATGGACGATCTCGACGATGCGAAGTTTGTGGAGCGCTTGAAAACCACGCACGTTGCCCACGCCAATGGAGACGACGGCGCCAAGGTGGAGAGCAAGACCATCGAGGCGCCGTATGAGGGCACGAGCAGCACCATTGACATGCTGAAAAAGAAGCTCTATGAAGATTTCCAGAGCTTTGACGCTGCGGCGGTATCCGCTGGCAATCAAACGGCGACGGCTATCAAGGCCAGCTATGTGCCGCTGGATCTGAAAACGGACAAGTTTGAATCTGAGGTTACGCGGTTTATTGTGGAGATTCTGCGTTTGGCAGGCATTGAGGACCAGCCGAGTTACACGCGCAATCAGATCATCAACAAGAGCGAGGAAACGCAGAATATCCTTCTGGGCGCGGCGTATTACGATGAAGAATACATCACAAAGAAACTGCTGACCATCAACGGCGACATTGACCAGTATGAGGACATGGCAAAGCGGAAGGCGGCAGAGGTTATCGATTTGACGGAGCCGGTGATTGGCAATGAATAAGAAGCAATTATCGGAGAATATTCGCAATGTCAGAAAAACAGCCAAAATGACGCAAGAGCAATTCGGAAAATCCTTGGGCGGAACTCGCTTGATGGTTGCACGGTGGGAATTGGGGACAAGAACTCCAAGCCTTGAATATATAGAAAAAATAGCCCGCTGTGTTGGGCGCTCTCCCGTAGACTTGTTTAATGGGGTATTTGAGGTGAACGGCGATGGCAACGCCTGATTTAGGGCATCGGCTGACTGATAAAAAACTTGCCGCGCTGGAACGGCGCATTGCGAAGCTGTACCGCGAGGCGGGGAAAGAGCTGCAAGCTACCATCGACGCATATTTTGAGCAATTCAAAAAGCGCGACGAGGAAATGAAGGCGCTGATCGGCACCGTGCAGAACGGCAAGGAATGGACGGAGCAGGACTATAAGCAATGGCGGCTGAACCAGATTGGGCGTGGGGAACGCTATCAGGCCATGCGGGACAAGGTGGCGCACCGCGTGACCGATGCAAACGCTGTGGCGGTGTCCTACACCAACGATGCAACGCCCGGTATTTACTCCCTCAACCGCAATTATGCGGCGTACACCATCGAGAGTGTGGCTGGGAACGTGGGCTTCGACCTGTGGGACGAGCAGACTGTCAAGCGGCTTATGGTAGAGCAGCCGGACTTAATGCCATACTACCCGCCGAAACGGGCCTTAAAGCGTGGTATCGACCTCGCGTATGGTAAGAAGCAGATCACGGCAAGCGTCACCAGCTCCATCTTGCAGGGGAAGAGCATCAAGCACATGGCGGACGACCTGCAAAAGCGCATTACCACCATGAGCCGCGATTCCGCCATCCGCACGGCCAGAACCGCCGTGACCGGCGCACAGAACGCCGGACGCATGGACAGCTATGCGGCGGCGCAGAAGATGGGCGTTAACGTCCGAAAGCGCTGGGTCGCTACCAAAGATGGGCGCACGCGCCATGCACACGGTATGGTCGATGGGCAGACCGTTGAATGGGATAAGCCTTTTAATGTCGATGGATATGACATGATGTATCCGGGCGATATGAATGCGCCGGGATATCTTGTGTATAATTGCCGATGCACGATGCGGACGGTCGAAAAGGCGGGCATTGAAGCAGAACCGAGAAAAATGCGTGTAAAAAACGCAAATGGCGAATATGAGGTTGTAAGCGAAATGGCCTTTGCAGAATGGCAAGAATGGGTGAAAAGTCGTGGAAATTGAAGTTGCAGACCATAGCAATGAAATTGGCAAAGAGCTGCGCGCGGCGCTTTTACGGGTGTTGGAACGCTGCGGAACTCAAGCAGAAGGATATGCAAAAGACCTTGCGCATTATGACACGAGCAGACTGAAAAACAGCATTACGCATCAGGTCAACGATGACGAAATGTCGGTTATTATCGGCACGGACGTTGAATACGGCGTTTATCAAGAGCTTGGCACTGGTATTTATGCCGAGGGAGGCGGCGGACGTCCTACGCCGTGGGTGTATCAGGATGAAAAAGGGAACTGGCACTACACGCGAGGCAATAAAGCGCATCCGTTTCTCAAACCGGCGCTTGCAGATCATACGCGGACTTACAGAAACATTTTTGAGGACGAGCTGAAAAATGGATAATGAAACCATCAAGGCCATTGAAGCCATTATCAAGCGCGGCAACGATGCTGAAATACGACGAAAAGGCGACGGGTACATCGTCTTAGAGGTCAAGAAAACAATCAAATACACAGCTTCCGCGTAATTGGGCGCGGGAAAGGGCAATAGGAGCCAGCTACCGAGTTTTTCTCGTTGGTTGGCTCTTTTGTTTTAGGTAAAACCCGCGAGGCACAGCGGTTTTTATACAACGTTCGCCCCCGAAGAATTGGGGCCAAGGAAAAGGAGAACGAATAACATGGCGAAATTTACGAGAGCGGAAATCAGGAATATTCTCGGCGACGCTTGCACCGAAGAGATCGAAAATCGCTTGGTTGCGCTGCATCTGGGCGTGGTCGACCCCCTCAAGGACGATCTCACGAAGTACAAGGCGGACGCGGATAAGCTGCCCAGCGTTCAGAAGGAATTGGACGACCTCAAGGCAGCGGGTGACGGCGGCTATAAGGAGAAGTACGAGAAGGAACACTCGGATTTTGAAACTTACAAGTCTACCGTGACGGCAAAGGAAAGCAAGGCGGCGAAGGAAAAGGCCGTCCGGGCTTACTTTGAGAGCAAAAACATTACCGGCGCGAATCTCGACCTTGCTATGCGCGGCTGCGGCGAGGAAATGGCCGCATTGGAGCTGGACGGCGAGAAGATCAAGGACACCAAGAGCCTTGATGCACTCGTAGACGGCACCTACAAGGGACTTGTCTCCACCACGCAGACAAAGGGCGCGAATCCCGCCACTCCCCCGGCGAATACCGGCGGCAGCGGGGTCACGGCAGAAGCCTTTAAGAAAATGGGCTATGCCGACCGACTGAAGCTCAAGAAGGAAAGCCCCGAACAGTATTCGGAGCTGACGAAAAACTGACAACAAAGGAGATTAAAAACTATGGCAGATACGATTCTGACTAAACTAGCAGACCTGATCGACCCGGAAGTTATGGCTGATATGATTTCCGCTAAAATCCCCGACAAAATCCGCGTAGCACCTTTCGCAAAGGTGGATGATACCCTTTCCGGCGTTCCCGGCGACACAATTACCGTGCCGTCCTATGGGTACATCGGCGACGCTGAGGATGTCGCTGAAGGCGTGGATGTTGACATCGACAAGATGAGCACCAAGGACAAGCAGTACAAGATCAAAAAGGCAATGAAGGGTGTCGGTCTTACCGATGAGGCTGTTCTGTCCGGCTACGGCAACCCCGTGGGCGAAGCCAACGCGCAGCTGGCGCTGTCCATCGCTGCCAAAATCGACAATGACTGCATGGATGCCTTGCAGGGCGCAACGCTGACTTATGACGGCAGCGCGGCAGCCATCGGCTACAACGCTATTGTGGATGCCATCGACGTTTTCAACGAGGAGATCAACAGCGACAAGGTCATGTTCATCAACCCCAAGCAGATGGCGACCCTGCGCAAGGATGCTGATTTTATCAGCGCCGACAAGTATCAGGCAGGCGTGATGCTGTCCGGTGAGATCGGCAAGATCGCAAACACCCGCGTTGTAGCAAGCCGCAAGGTGCCGTCCATCGAGTATGAAAAGGACAACAGCACCGGCACCATTGAGATCGTCGCTGATACGACCACCGAAACCGCCACCAAAAAGCATCTGGCGACCATCCAGCCCCATTGCGCTGCTGCTCTGGTTGTCGGTGATAAGGTCAAGGCTGCTGCTGCTGCCTACTACGCTTGCCCCATCGTCAAGCTGAACGAGGACAGCGAAACCGAGGACGATGTGCCTGCCCTGACCATCTATCGCAAACGCAGCATCAACGTGGAAACCGAGCGCAAGCCGCGTAACCGCTCCACCGAGATCACCGCTGACGAGTTTTACGTTGCGGCTCTGACCAACGAAGCCAAGGTCGTGCTGGCAAAGTTCAAGAAGTAATAGGAGGGCGGCGTAATGCTTGAACAGGTCTTACGGCACTTGAACAACTGGTTCCTTGTGGAGATTCACGAGGGCACGTTCACCGTGGAGAATGGCAGCATTGCGCTGCCCTTTCTCCTGACCAATCAATATTTCCGCATCTGCGGTTCCGTATTTAACGATGGACTGCACCAGTACCCGGCGACCGACCTTACGGATGAAACCTTTACCGGGACGGTGTGGGCGCTGGCGGTGCCAAAGGCTGTGGTTGCACTTGCCGAAGATATCGCCGCGTGGCAGGAAAAGAACGGGGAGGCCGTTGCAAGCCCGTATCAAAGCGAGAGCTTCGGGGGCTATTCTTACGCCAAACGCAGCGCAGGAAACGACAGCGGCACGTTAAACGGCTGGCAGGACGCTTTTAGAGGCCGGTTAAACGACTGGCGAAAGCTCAAGGGGGTGGAACCGTGAGTTTACTTGACGATTTCGCAAGTAAATGCGTGCTGATGGAGAAGACGCGAACGCCGGACGGCGCAGGTGGCTACATCGTCGTGTGGGCCGAGGGCGCGGAATTTCTCAACTATCAGGCGCTTGATACCTCGATGGAGGCCCGCAGGGCGGAAAAGGAGGGTGTGACGTCGGTGTATTCCGCGCTGGTCAACAAGACCGTTCCCATCGAGTACAACGACTATTTCCGCGACACGTCCACCGGCAACACCTATCGCGTGACCTCGAACCCCGAGGAAAAGGCCGCGCCGAGGTCTGCGGGCGCAACCATTAAGGCACTGAAATTCTTCACCGCAGAGCGAAAGGAGTTGCCAAAATGACAAAAGACAAGGCGCTCCATGCGTGGTTTTCCCAATTCCTCCCGGCATACCCAACCTCCAACGTGCCGGAAGATGCGGTGTTCCCGTGGCTGACCTATGAGCTGATCACAGGATCATGGGAGAGCGGCGAAATCGCGCTGACGGTGAATCTCTGGTATTACACCGAGAGCGAAGCGACACCTAACGCAAAGGCACAGGAAATCAGCGACGCCATCGGTATGGGCGGCGTGCTTGTGCCGTACGACGGCGGCGCGATGTGGATCAAGCGCGGCTCCCCGTGGTGCCAGAACATCGCAGACGAAAGCGACAAGAACATCAAGCGGCGGTATCTCAATCTTACCGTTGAATACCTGTCGCAAAACTGATGAAAGGACAACGACATGAAATTTACCAAAATTCCTGTTGATACATTTCAGAAATTGCAAATCAACGCCGGTGTTTTGACGACCGACTTCACGCCTGCAACTGGCACCATCGGCGAGGCGGGGCAGATCGGCGCGACGACCGGCGGCGTCAACTTCTCGGCGACTCCGGAATACTCGGACTATGGCGAGGACATTGACAACTGCCCCAAGAACACGAAGGAACTGAAAAAGCTCGATTCGTGGGAGGCAAAGGCGAGCGGTACGTTTGTCAGCGCCGATACCGCCGTTGCAAAAAGCCTGTGCGGCGCTGCGGACATTGACAGCAGCGACACCACGAAAGTAACGCCGAGAAACGATGTGCTTGAAAAGGATTTCGCGGATATCTGGCTGGTAGGCGATTACTCCGACAAGAACGGTGAGAAAAACGGCGGCTTCATCGCCATCCACATGATGAACGCGCTGTCCACCGGCGGCTTCCAGCTGCAGACCAGCGACAAGGCAAAGGGCCAGTTTGCCTTTGAGTATACGGCGCACTATTCCATGAGCGCGCAGGGCAAGGTGCCGTTCGAAATTTATATCAAGGCCGGTACGGCGGAGGCGTAAATGAGACTTTCCGACATTCAGGGCGAGCGCGTCTTTGACGTCATCGCAGATATCATCGACCCGATTGCTAACATTGCGGAGGACGAACAGGCTTCCGCAATGTTCCGACGGGAAAAGCTGCCGGAGGGCATGACGGTGAAGCAGTTTGCGACGCAGAGGGCGCGAAAAGCGCTCCCTGCGCTGCTCAAGGGTCACAAGGACGATATCATTTCTATTCTTGCGGCTATCGAGGGCGTGAGCACGGACGCTTACAAGGGCGCTCTTAACCTCGTCAAACTGATGCGCGACGCGGCGGAGCTTTTGGCCGACGAGGCATTCGGCGCGCTTTTTCTCTCGGCGCAGAGCGAGAACTCCTCTGGCTCTGCGCAGGAGAATACCGAGGGCAAAGGCGAGTAAAGCCGTTCCTGCGATACTGCACGGCGCGGCTCAATGAGAGAGCAAGAAGCGAAGCATACCGCATTTATGTGACGGACGCGCTGCGCATTGTGGCCGAAAACACGGCGCGATACGCGGGCGGGAACTACATCAAGGCGCGATACATGGACATTATTGAGCCGAAGAAGCAGGACAACAGAACGTGCGAAGAAATCACCGCCGATGTGGTCGCGCGGTGCGGGCTGACGATAAAAAAAGCCGCCCCTGACGGGGCGGCGGAGGGATAGGCATTATTTGAGGACGTATTCCGAGATCATGCGGCCGATCTTCCCGATGTCGGTATCGCCTTTGAACTCAAATTTGGCGGTAAAGCCATTGGAGAACGTCAGGACAAGCTCACTGTCGGGAATCAGCTCAACAAGGCCGGGTGTCTGGATAGCGAAGAACTGCACCTTGGAAAAGGGCATGGAGCTGAACGATTTCCGCTTTCCGGTGATGCCCTGCACGTCAACGGAAATAATGCGCTTGTTGGTGAAGATAAGCTGGTCTCGGATCGTTTTGAATGCGCAGGCGATCTCTTCGCCCGCGATCAAAAGACCGTTGACCTCGTCGCGGACTTCGGCAATGGGAATAGGCTTTAAGTCAAATGCGGAATCTTTGTTGAAATTGATCATGGCAAAACCCTCCTTTCCTGAAATTGTACTACATAAGCCTTGACTTTTCAAGGGCTTTTCGCCAAAAACACCAAAAAGCGTGGTGAGAACATGAATTTATTAGACCTTTTTGTCAAAATCAGCGTTGACACGAGCGAAGTAGATAAAAACCTCGGGGATACCAAAGAAAAGGCATTGAGCTTTGGCGACGTGCTGAAAGCCAATATTGCAGGGCAAGCCATTGTTGCTGGCGTGAAAGCTGTTGCAGGCACGGTAAAAAACATTGGCGAAGCAGCAATTCAAAGCTACGGTGAGTATGAGCAGCTGGTCGGCGGCGTGGAAACGCTGTTCAAGTCCTCTGCCGATACCGTGATGCAGTACGCCGCAAACGCATACCAGACGGCGGGCATGAGCGCGAACGAGTACATGACCACCGTGACGGCGTTTTCCGCGTCGCTGCTGCAATCGATGGGCAACGACACGGATGCGGCGGCGGAAAAGGCGAATCTCGCCATTACCGACATGTCGGACAACTCGAATAAGATGGGTACCGATATGGAACTCATCCAAAACGCTTATCGAGGGTTTGCAAAATCCAACTATACGATGTTGGACAATTTAGCCCTCGGTTATGGCGGTACGAAGGAGGAAATGCAGCGCCTTTTGGACGATGCAAATGCCTTAAATGCTGCGCAGGGCAATTACACCAATTACACCATTAACAGCTACGCGGATATCGTTGACGCCATCCATACCGTGCAAACGGAAATGGGCATCACGGGCACGACGCAGTTGGAAGCTAGCACGACGATCCAAGGCTCTATCGCGTCGATGAAAGCGGCGTATGACAACTTTATCACGGGGCTGGGCGATGAAAACGCCGACATGGCAGAACTCACCACGAACCTCTTAGGGAGCGCCGTGACTGTTGCGGAAGACCTTCTGCCGGTCGTTGAGAAAATCCTTGAAAACATCGGCGTTGTGGTGCAAGAAAAAGGCCCTGAAATGATTGAGAAATTCGTTGGCTATGCCGTCGAAAAACTGCCGCAAGTCATTGAGCTGGGCATGAAGATGGTGTTGGCGATCGTCAGCGGCCTTGCTAATAATTTGCCGCAGATCGTTCGGTCGGTGCTTGACATGATGGCGACCATTGTAAAAACCTTCGTTTCCTCACTCCCCGATATCGTAGATGTCGGCAAACAGGTTGTGAAGGGCCTGTGGGAAGGTATCAAGGCAATGGGCAGCTGGATCAAGAATAAGGTCGGTAGCTTCTTTTCTGGGATTGTTGCTGGCGTAAAAAGCAAGCTGGGCATTCATTCCCCGTCCCGCGTGTTTGCGGGAATCGGTGAGAATATGGCGCTTGGCCTCGGCGAGGGCTGGGGCAACGAATACGACAGCATTAAGCGCGGGATTACTGGCGGGCTTGACTTCGGAACGGCACAGATCGGCGCGGAGCAATCTTTCGGCGGTCAGATGCGCAGCGCGCTATCTTCCCTCGGCAATGGGGGCAGTGATATCACCATTGTCGTGCAGTCTGTCCTTGACGGGAAAATCATCGGCGAATCCGTGAGCAAGTACAATCGGCAAATGCATCGGGCTATGGGGGTGTAAATGAATATTACATTACGAATTGGCGCGTTGGATGTGCATGAGAAAGTGTCCACTTACAACGTGCGGCGCGAAGTGAGCTATAGCAAGGTCATCACAACAATGGATGACACGGAGCACGCGGCCCGCTCGAAAGACAGATATATTGTCGAAACATCGTTTTTTCCGATGACAGAAGCAGAATCCACAGAATATTACAATGCGTTGATGGGTGGCACCGTGAGCGTGACATTTACCGACCCTTATAGCGGTGCGGACACAGTAAAGACCATGCGCGTAACAAGCGACTTAGAAGCCGCGTTTGCGCTGGTCAGCGTGGATGGTAACCGGCGCTATAAGGGCGGCTCGGTACAGTTGAGGGAGATTTAATGCACAGCGTAAGTGATTTATACTTAACACTGCTTGCTAACCGGAATCATCGCGTAGAAACCAAATTAAGCATTGCGGGGGTGGAATATAGTCAAGCGGACATCGTAAAAAACAGCTTACGAGTGTATGGCGGACTGTATTCCACCTTTGGCATTGGTAATTGTTCGGCGCGGCAAATCGACGTCGAGCTTTACCCAAAAGGCACGATTCCACGGCAGGCGAAAATTGAGGTCTACATGCGGCTGCGGCTGGGCGAACAGGCGAGCGAATGGATCCCGAAAGGTGTTTTCTATTTTGCAACGCGGAAAACCGACAGAAAAACGGGCGTTTTGAGTGTGCACGGGTATGACGCGATGCTCAAAGCGGAGGAGACGTGGCTCGACAGCAGCTATGACGCGGAGACATGGCCGATGCCGGCGGCGACGGCGGTCGCGGATATCGCGGCGCGCATGGGGGTGGCAGTGGACAGCCGCACGGTATTGGATGCGGCGTTCCCGATGCAATATCCTGTGGACAGCGAGGGCGATATGACGATGCGTGAGGCGCTGGGGCGTATTGCGGTCGCCAACGCGGGGAACTGGATCATCACGGACGACGGGAAGCTGCTGCTGGTAGGTCTCAACTCCATGCCGAAAGAAACCAATTATCTGGTGACGGAGACCGGCAGCGCCATCACCTTCGGCGGCGTGCGAATCCTCGTTTAAGGAGGGCAACATGGACAAAACCTATTTAGGGCGGCGGCTGGCGGAGTTTTCCCCGGGCATCGCGTCGCAGCCTATTACAAAGGTCGAGTTGCTTGACGAGAACGGCGACGTGGTCGGCGTGTCCGGATCGGACACCGGACGGACGCTGACGGCCTTGCAGCCGGACGGCACAAATGCGATGGCGGCGTCGATCCTCACCAAAGTCTCCGGATACAAGCACATCGGCTACGAGGGCAGCGAGGCGCTGCTTGACCCTGCGGTCGAGCTTGGCGACGCGGTGACGGTAGACGGGCTTTATGTGCCCCTCATCGCGCTGGACATGACGTTTGATCCGATGCTCGCGCCGAATATTTCCGCGCCGGACGCGGACGAGATCGACGACGAGTATCCGTACAAATCGCCGACGCAGCGGCAGATCGAGCGCAACATGGCGAAGACCCGCTCGCTCATCACCAAGACCAGCGAGGCGATCATGCTCAAGGTCGAGGGCATCGACGGCAAGTACACTGAGGTCAAGACCACGCTGGACGGCCTGACGGTGACGGACGCGAGCGGCACGACCAAGATCAACGGCAGCAGCATCAAGACGGACAATCTGTACGTCGATGCGGCGAATATCAAGGGTACGCTGACGGCCGACCAAATCCAAGCAAGCAGTATCAGTGTCGGAGATCTCAAAGACGGATCAAGCTACGCAACGAAAAGCTACGTCGACAGCAACGCGGGCCTGAGCGCAAGCGAGGTCGACAATGCAATCGCGACGTACATTGACAGCACTTCTATCACAGCGCAGAAGTTGCGCGGCCAGACGGTGGAACTCCTGGCAAACAGCAATACCAAAGTGGGCGAACTTTCGCTCGTCGAGACGAACGTTGACTATGGTATCGGCATTAAAACCCTCTATGGCGGTATCAAGCTGGAATCGGCGACTAACGTATACCTAAAAGCCAGCGGTCCCTACGGTGGATTTATCACGCTGTCCAACAACATTGTGTCGCTCGGCGGCGGCGAGCTGTATATCGGCAGCCAGATGTACGGAAATAGCTTACCGGCCGGTAGCTGGGGAAAACTGTTTTTCCTCCGTTCGGTGAGGTGACGCATGGCAAGTTTTAGCGTCAGCGTTACGGCGACGGGGTCAACGACAGCCGTTCTCAACGGCACGTTTTACGGAGACAGCTACCACGACCGAGCGCGTGCGATCTACGTGACCGGCATTCTGGGGTACGGGTATTACTTGACTTCGAACGAGGATTCCGGCGCGAACAACACGTTTACGGATTCGTTCGACGGACTTACTCCCGGCAAAACCTACGATTGGGAGGCAGTGCTCTGCTATTGGGACACCAACCTCAATCAATGGGTGGAGACCAGCTATTCCGACAGCGGATCGTTTACCACAGAGGGCGGCGGCACTACGGGCGGCGCGGTGTACATCTACACGGATATGTGGCGAGCGTATACGCCATACATCTACACGGACACGTGGAGACCCTACAACGCAGAAATCTACACCGACTCTTGGTGGGAGTCGGGATAAGGAGGACCTATGAAAAAGCAGGCAATGCAGATCCTTGACAGCGCATTTAATACGCTGTCTTTGGTGATGATCTCCGCGAACGACGCGGAGAAGATGGCAAAGGTCAAGGGAGAGCTGAGGCAGGCATATGCGATCCTTGAGCGGCTTGACCAGCAGACGGCGCACGTCCCCGCAGAGCCGCCCGCCAAAGAGGGCAAGACGAAGCTGGAAAAGGAAAGCGAGGTAACTGATGGCTGATAAAGCAATTGTTGATAAAGCAATTTCTGACCTCACCCAAGCGTTACAAATCACAAACGAAGACCTGTTTGTGCTTGAGCAGAGCGGCGAGGCGAAGAAGCTGAGAGGTGAAACGCTGCTGAACTTTGTCACGCTGAGTGTTGTATCGGTCACGGTGACAACGCTACCCGCTGGAAGCTCGGCAACGGCAACTTACGACAAGTCGACTGGTACGCTGGCGCTTGGCATCCCGCAGGGCAGCAAGGGCGACACCGGCGCGACCGGTGCGACTGGCCCCGCAAACGTGCTGACCATCGGCTCGGTCACGTCCGGGAAGGTGGCGAGCGCGACCATTACCGGCGAAGCTCCGAATCAGGTGCTTAACCTTGTGCTCGAAAAAGGCGACAAGGGTGAACAGGGTAAGCAGGGTATTCAGGGTGAACAGGGTAAGCAGGGTATTCGGGGTGAAATTGGTCCACAGGGCAATCCCGGCGCAGATGCTCCCACGATTACTGGCATCACCATCCGGCAGAGCGACTATCACCTTATCGTGACGCTGTCGAACGGCACGAGCTATGACGCAGGCTATTGCCGTGGCGCTTCTGGTGCTGGTACGGGTGACATGCTGGCCTCAGTGTATGACCCTCAAAACAAGCGCCAGGACATCTTTGCATACATTGATAATGCTATCAAGGATGTCAAGGTAACTACTGACGCAACGCCTACGCAAGGCAGCGCGAACCCTGTGCAGTCGGGCGGCGTGTATTCGGCTCTCACCAATAAGCTGGACAAGACCGGCAACGGCAGTAACGTCACTGCGGCGTTTACAGCAGCGAGCACCCGCGCCAACATTGCGACGGGCGAAAAGCTTTCCGTGCTGTTTGGCAAGATCGCAAAGTGGTTCGCCGACCTCGGCAGTCTGGCCTTTAAGTCTACGGTGGCAAAATCCGACCTTGCACGCGACGTGCAGACGAGTTTAGGCAAGGCTGACAGCGCTTTGCAGAGCGCACCGGTTACAAGCGTCAACAGTAAGACAGGGGCGGTGAACCTTGCAAAGGGAGATGTAGGACTCGGCAATGTGGACAACGTCAAGCAGTACAGCGCGGATAATCCGCCGCCATATCCCGTAACAAATGTAAATGGTAAAACCGGAGCTATCACGGTTCACGAAGTGCCCACCGTTACAACAGCCGATAATGGAAAATTCCTGCGAGTAGTAAATGGGGCATGGACGGCTGTAGCGATCGCAAACGCGAATGGAGGGAGCTTCTGATGGCGGAATACCTGACAAACACGGCTGACCTGACGGCGGTCGCCGACGCTATCCGCGCGAAGGGCGACACGTCGGCACCGCTGGTCTATCCGTCGGGATTTGTTTCTGCGATCCAGGCGATTGATGTGTCTAGTGGAGGAGTAACATGGTACAGCCCGGTAAACTAAGGAGGAATTAAAATGCCACAACTACCGAGCAAAACTTTCAATATTCCTTTTTCGGGAGGGGCAGCGACAGTTGTGTGCCTTTTCAAATTCAAATACACCGCCGCAGTCGATACGTCATCCGCGTACAAGGACATTATCGGCGCCCAATACAATGCCGACGGGACAACAGTAACCTTTGGGTACGGAACCACATCTTTTAGTGTTTCAGTGAACAACGGTGTTATGACGGCCACATTGGAGCTTGAACCAGGAAGCAAAATCACCGACTGCCGGTGTTGCCTTATTCCCGGAGACCCGTTTGCGCAGGGCCAGCAGAAGAAAATCCTACGCAACGAGAGAGTTGCGCCCATCCTTGAGATGTACGGGGTGGTGGAAAGCGAGGCACGCGCGGTCAGCGAACCTGTTACCGCGGAGCGCGGTATGGAGTACGAGTATGGCAAGTATTACCTCGACAGTGAGGATGGCAAGACGTACAAGTGCGAGCGCATGGGAGAGGCCGCGGGCGGGAAGATCGTCCTACAGTATCTGCCGCACGAGCTCGTGGGACAGTATTTCACGGCGGTCTAAGGCCGCAGAAAGGGAGCGGGATATGGATAATGCAAAGCACTACGATGACGCAGAGATCGCGCTGATCGAAAGTCGGTGCAAGAGCAATACGCATCGAATCAACGAGCTTCAGGAGCATCAAACGGCACTTGACAGGCTGGCGACTTCGGTCGAGGTGCTGGCGACCAAGCAGGAGACCGTCGAGGGCGATGTCAAGGAGATCAAAGAGGACGTGAAAGCCATCACGGGCAAGGCGGGGAAACGCTGGGACAGTCTGGTCGACAAGGCTCTCGCGGCGCTGGCGGGCGCGTTTATCGCGTGGCTGCTGTCGGGGGTTGCATTATGAAGAAGCTGAGAAAGCGGGACAAGTACGTCATTGCGGCAGTGCTCAACCTCTGCTGGTACTGCATTGCGGTGCTCGTATTGACCGCGCATGACAAGGTAGTGCCGGACAGTCTGACCGTCGCATGGTTCGCGGCGTGGACGGCAGAACTGGCACTGCTGGCGAGAATCAAAATCAAGGGAAAGGACGAATAACATGAATGAAAGAATCATCAAGCGTATCGCAAACCTCATGAGCGTCAAGAGCATCGTGACGCTGGTGCTGACGGGCGTTTTCGCGTACATGGCGGTGACGGGCAACATCTCGCAGGACTTTATGACGATCTATGCGGTCATCATCGCGTTCTACTTCGGCACGCAGAGCCAGAAGGCACAGGACGTGATTGACGGTAAGGGTGACGGCGATGTATCACAGTAGGGACATCGCCGACCTGCGGGCGGACGTGCGCGCAAACTGCGTCATTTTCCTCGACCTCTGCAAGGAGGCGGGGCTTCCGGTTCTGGTGACGGAGACGGTACGAGATGACGAGTATCAGCGCTATCTTGCCACGAACGGCTACGCGGCAAAGACCGCGACGCGCCCGACGTTTCACGGCGTCAAGGCCGGGCTTGCGTTCGACATCTGCAAAAACGTCAATGGGCATGAGTACGACGATCCGTCGTTCTTCGCCCGCTGCGGGCAGATCGGCAAGCAGGTCGGCTTTTCGTGGGGCGGCGACTGGAAGAAATTCCCGGACAAGCCGCATTTCCAGTGGGACGACCATATGCGATACACAGGGAGCATGATCTTGGCGGGCAAGTACCCGCCGGAAATGGAGGAGTACATGGATCAGGCAACGTTTAACAAGATGATGGACGCTTACCTTGCGCAGCAGCGGACAAAACCGGTTTCGAGCTGGGCAAAACCTGTGTGGGATGCGGCAAAAGAGGAAGGCATCACAGACGGCACGGCTCCACAAGCGTTTATCACGCGGCAGGAAGCCATGACGATGATCCAGAGAGCGACAAAATAACGGTGCCCGATTTGGGCACAGGAAGGAGCGGGCGGCGAAAGCCCACGCGCAAGCGCCTCTGCAAGCCCTACACGGGCATGGACAGTCAGCACAGGTCAATCCGCGCGCAATTATCCTCTATGGCCCCCAAGCGGGCCGTGGCGTATATCTTATCGTTTGAGCTGCCAGCGGACGAGGCGTACTGCCTTATTGAGTGCGACGTGCGACGCAAGAGCTACACGCAAGTGTGTGCAGCGCTGCACCTGTCGCCGGAGGCGGTCAACCGCTGCCGCAGACGGGCATATCAAAAAATAGCAGACGGACAAAGAGAGCACCGAGGTTAATCGGTGCTCTCTTTGTGTTCGTTTGGGTCAAACTGGATGACCGTCCATCCGTGCCACTGGCAGTGATCGTATGACGCGCCATACAGCATCTTGGCCGTACGCTTGGCCTCATACTTATCCTCTGGGTCAATGCCAAACAGCTCCACATGATCTCTGACAAATTTCGATAAGTTTTTGATCTCCCACTCACGAGCACCGTTTGATACTCGATACCATTTTGCGCGGATATTGGTCTCATATGGCCCTGTCAGCGGGGATGCCAGCAGCGCCTTGACACGAGCGTCTGGGGATTGCTGGGCCTCTGCCATAGCACAGCCGCAGGACGTGGTATGTCCAGTCATAAGATTCCTTCCCGACACATCGGTCTCTTTGCCACAATCGCAACGGCACCGCCATATTGAGCTATTCGCGGTCGAAGAGTAGCGCACATAACGCGTCACAGTCAACCGCCCAAAGCGTTGCCCGATTAGATCCTTTCGGTGATTTTCGCCCCTGGTATGGCCGCATGACGTACTGACACCCCGACGGAGATTGCTGGCAGTCACGACGCGTTCCTCGCCGCAATCGCATCGGCAGAGCCATTTTGCCCGACCGTATTTATCCGGCTCCGCAGGCTCAAGCACAGTCCAGTGCCCAAAAGTCTGCCCTGTTAGGTCATACGTGCCCATTACAGCAGCTCACTTATATCCACACCCAGCGCGCCGGCGAGCGCAAATAAGGTTTTTGCAGCCATATTGCCCGTCTCGATTTCGCCGGATTCAACTTTCTGGATCTGCCGGATATAGATGCCGGATTTTTTCGATAACTCGGCCTGTGTCATGCCGCTTTTGAGACGGTAATACAGCAGCCACGTTGTTGTGGGATAGCCTTTATATATCTCGTCATCCCCCAGCTTTTTAGCGTCTGCAACCGGCATACAGCCGACGTTGCTGATCGTTCGTCCCTTTTGGATGCACCCTTCGATGCATTTGCGCCCGCGCGCGCAAGCGTCCTTGATGCTGTCGGCACAGATAATTGCCTTGACGCGGCCAAGGAAGATTTTTGCACGGGGTACGCCGATCTCCTTTGCTTCTTGCTCCGTCGGCGCACGGTCAAGATCTGCGGTAACGTAATAAGTCGTCATGATTGGTCTCCTTTCTTATCAGCAAAAATACTCAGCGACCTTGCGGTCGGTGGTGAACCAGTTGCGGGATTCCGGATCCCAGCGGAAGCCTGCAGCCTTGAGTTCCTTGCGGGCGGCGTAGGTCTTGCCGGTCACGATCCAGCCCATCGTATAGTCAGCGGCGATAGTGCGGATGAGGCCGAGGCGAGAACCGTTGATGACCTTCATGCAGCCGTTAGACATCAGCTTCTTGGTGGCTTCAAGGGTGCGCTTGGCGTTATCCCATGCGCGGCGAAGGCATTCAGAAAAGGAGAGGGGGGCAGCCCATTTCTGAAACATCTTAAAAAGGTTCCATGCGCTCTTCATGATCTCACTCTTGTTGTACTTCATTTTTGTTTCCTCCCGAGGTTTTCCCTCTTGCTTTATGTGCTTAGTATACGCCAATATTGGCGTAAAGTCAAGAGCTTTTTGAGCTTTTTGCAAAATATTTTTTGACCAAATAATGACCAAAAGCTGACCATTTGCGGGGCACGATCCACGGTATGATTGAGGCAACAAAAGGAGGTGCACAAAATGTACGAACGACTTTTAGCTTGTGGATTTACCGAGCAAATGGCGATGGATATTTTGGCGCTGTTTCCTGATCCTGACGAGCTTCGCACTTACGTTTATTTCGCGGAGCTTTTCCATGTATAGCTATTTCAACCCGAATCCAAACGGACGCAACGTCAGCGACTGCACCGTGCGCGCGATCTGCAAGGCGACGGGGAAGGACTGGGGCGAGGTCTATTTGTCGCTGTGCATACAGGGGTACTTGGACGGCGATTTGCCAAATGCAAACGCCTGTTGGGGCGCTTATCTGCGGTCTTTGGGCTACCGGAGATACATCATACCGGACACTTGCCCGGACTGCTATACGGTCGGCAAGTTTGCCGATGAGCACCCGTGCGGGACGTATATTCTCGCGCTCTCCGGCCATGTAGTGTGCGTTCAGGACGGCGTAATTTATGACAGTTGGAACAGCGAGAACGAAATCCCGCTTTATTACTGGGTAAAAGAAACGGAGGAATGAACATGGCATATCCCTATTTCACCCCCTATTATCCGCAGCCGATGCCGGACAACCTCATGCAGATGCGGCAGATGCAGCAGCCACAGATGCAGCCCATGCAGCAGCCTATGTCGCAGCCAGTGCAACAGAACCCCATCGCGCAGGGCGGCGTGCAGTGGGTAAGCGGCGAGCAGGAGGCGAGAGGGTATCTCATCGCGCCGAACTCCGCCGTTGCGCTGTGGGATTCTACCGCGCCGACTGTGTATCTCAAGCAGGCGGATGCAAGCGGGAAGCCAACGCTTAAGATTTATGACCTTGTAGAGCGCGCAGAAACGCCCCGTACAGCGCCGCAAGAAAAGGGCGTGGAATTTGTCACCCGCGAGGAGTTCGACGCGCTGGCGGCGCTTGTGGGCGAAATGAAGGGCAAGAAGAAGCGCAAGGTCGAGGAGGACGAGGACGATGAGTAATCCGTTCATGGCCGCGCTGGGCGGCGGGCAGATGCCGGGGCCGATGGGTGAGCTGATGCAGCTTAAGCAGAAATTCCAACAGTTCCAAAGCGGCTTTCAGGGAAACCCAAAAGAAGAAGTCAATAAGCTCCTGCAATCTGGTGCGATGAGCCAGCAGGAGTTAAACCAACTGCAATCTATGGCGAAGCAGTTCGAGCATTTATTCCATTGATCTTATCGTGGCCACGATTTGATAAATAAAATTTATGAAAGGAGAGATAATATGTCTCTTTCCGACGGAGCTCCCATGATGACTATGCCGGTCGCGCCCGCGAGCAATTACGGCGGCGGTATGGGTATGTGGGGCGACAACTGGATCTGGATTATCGTTCTTTTCCTCTTCGGCTGGGGCCGCAACGGATTTGGCAACGGTAACGGCGGCGGTGTGATGGACGGCTACGTTCTGACCTCTGACTTTGCGAGCGTTGAGCGTAAGCTCGACAGCATTTCGAATGGCATTTGCGATTCCACCTTCGCGTTGAACAATGCCATTACTGGTGGCTTTGCTACGACCGCACAGGCCATCAACAGCGGCTTCGGCAATGCCGAGCTGTCCCGCGCAAACCAGCAGGCGGCGCTCATGCAGCAGCTCAACGCTATGCAGATGCAGGCTGCTAATTGCTGCTGCGAGAATCGCGCGGCTATCGCGCAGGTGCGCTATGACATGGCGACGCAGGCGTGCGACACGCGCAACACCGTGCAGAACGCCACGCGCGACATCATTGACGCGAACAACCAGAACAGCCGCGCGATCCTCGACTTCCTGACGCAGAGCAAGCTCTCTGACCTTCAGGCCGAGAACCAAGGCTTGAAGCTGGCGGCAAGCCAGGCGGCGCAGAACAGCTATCTGGTCTCGCAGCTGCGGCCCTCCCCCATTCCGGCCTACACGGTGCAGAACCCCTATTGCTGCAACCAGTTTGCCGGTTGCGGCTGCTGACAACTGCATAGCATAGCTTCTCGGGCACCATATCGGTGACGTTACCGAGATGGTCGGCCCCGTGCCGACACTGGAAACAACGCGGCGGGGCAATAGCCCTGCCGCTGTATTTTAACCGGGTCGAAATCGACCCCTTTAGAAAGGACTGATTATTTTGGCAGAGTACACAAATGCAAATATTGTGAGCGTAGCCGCTGGGCAGAACGTTCCCTTGACCGAAACGGCGGTCAATAGCAAGCCCTGTATCTTGCATCGCCAGGGCGCAGGCATTGTCACGCTGCGCGGCCTCACCAATCAAAACCGCGCTCTGTTTCGGGTCTCCTATGGCGGCAACATCGCTATTCCTACCGGAGGCACGGTTGAGGCCATCACGGCGGCGCTTGCCATTAACGGAGAGCCGTTGACCAGCGCAACAGCTACCGTCACGCCTGCGGCGGTAGAAAATTACTTTAACATTTATGTTTCCGCACAGGTCTGCGTCCCGAAAGGCTGCTACCTGACGGTCGCAATGGAAAACACCAGCACTCAGGCCGTCAACTTCGCCAACTCGAATCTGACGGTTGAGAGAATCGCGTGAAAGGAGAATGGACATGAGCAAGAAAGCAATGTATGATCTGCGCAATATGCTGTGCAACGAACTCGACGAGCTGGCACGTAAGGGCGAGCTTGGCGCGTGCGATCTCGAAATTGCGCACAAGCTGACGGACACCATCAAGAACATCGATAAGATTGAGATGTTGGAGGACGACGGCTATTCCCGCGATGAAGACTATTCTCGCCGCTATTCCCGCGACGGAGACTGGCAGTCTGGTATGCGCGGCGCTTATGACCGTGATATGTCCAATGCGAGACGCGGCACGCATTATGTGCGCGGCCACTATTCCCGTGATGGTGGTATCGACAACATGAAACGCCAGTTGCAGGAAATGCTGGACAACTCCGACGACGAAAGCATCCGCAGAGCCATCCAGCGCTGCATGGACACGATTGAGGGCTAAAGTGGGTGCGCCCCTATGGTCGACGAGAATGAGGTCAATCGTTGGATAGCTCGCCTCGAAACAGAGGAATCGAGCTGGACAAACTATGAGCGCCTTGCCGTGCTGTATGCCATCCGTGACCAGCAAAGCGGCAACAGAGAGAGGGCTTTGCCGATGGCATACTCCGCAGCACCCGCGCCGGTTAGCGTCGAAACATACGGCGACAGCGATTTTCTGCGCGCAGTGGCAGATGTTCCACCGGACAAGGCGTGGGAGATCATGGACGAGCTGATGGACAGCTTGAAAATTGTAAACGAGCGCGTCTATAATAGCGTCATGCGCAAACTGGAAAAGTAAATTGCAGATGGAATTACAGATGCGTATCAAAAAACCGTGTAATATCAATGCTTTTGCGGTTTCGGTTGCGGGTTCGACTCCCGCCGCCTCCACCAATGAAAAAACCTCGCAGTTTCAACGGCTGCGGGGTTTTTCTTGTATTTGCAAGGGTTTTCAAGCTTACATGTTTACGCATTACTTGCGATATCTGCAAGTTATATTCCGTTAAAACACGACTTTTGCAGATGAATTGCAGATGAAATTACAGATGAAATTCGGATTCAAAAAAGCCGTCAACGGCATCTGCCACTGCTACGGCTTTATCATCCATGGTGTGCTGATATACGTTTTTAAGCATGTTGTTTGTGGAGTGCCCCATGCGCTCCATTGCGTATTTGTCCGGGACATTGAGCCTGAGCATGACCGACGCGTTTACATGGCGGAGGTCGTGGAAGCGGAACGGCTGAACTCCGCAGCGGGCACACGCGCGTTGCAGATGCTTATATAGGACATTTCTGGTTGCGTGGACAATATACTCATCTGTGTGCGGTGTTGCGTCAAGCAGCCCCATAATATACGGCGGCACTTTCAGTTTTCTGTTTCCACTGTAAGTTTTGGGCTGCTTGAGCTGCGGGCCGTTCTCACCGTCTACCATTGCTTGCTTAATCGTCAGGATATCACCGTCAAGACAATCCCATGTTAGACCTCTGATCTCCGATGTACGGAGACCGAGCCAGACAGCCAGAAGGAAAGGCAATTCAAAGTCCGTGCCCTTGCAGTCTTCGTGTAGAATTCTGATCTCGTCCATGGTAGGGATTTTGATTTTAGGTGCTTCCTTCTGAGGGAGAGATATACGGAACACTTTATCTGGGAATTCCTCTGCCATTGTCGCAGTAAACAGGCCGTAAGCGTTGCGGACGTACTTGGGCGACTTTTCCCGCGCCATCTTATTCACGGCACGCTGCACGCGATCCTGCGTCAACGCGGAGCACTTAACGCTCATCAGCTCCGGGAAAACCGCCTTGCGGAGTTTTCTGTACCCGTTGACGGTGGAGGGGGA